GTTGGGCACGTGAAATTGCCATGATGGATTCTCCTTATCAGGCGATGTAATAACGGTGGACGTTGAAGTTGATCTTCGCCAGGACTTCCGGGCTCTGGATCAGTGCAAGCGTCGGCCCCGTCACGGAGTTGGCCGGAGAGTTGGTCACGGTCAGGGTGGTGTTACCCGTCGTCGTCACCGTAGCAGCGGCAGTCAGCGAGGCTCCAGTGAACTGGAGTTGACCCGTTGCAGGCACCAATTGGTAAATGTCCGTGCCGATAGGCAGAACTTGACCAACCGTCAAGCCAGAGACCACAACCGAGGTTGAGCCACTGCCAGAGACGTAGGTTGCCTGGGTGCTGATTTGAGTGTCAGACACCAAGCCCAGGATACGGAAGCCAGCACTTGCCGTATTAGCAGCAGCGCCAACCACGCCCAGGGTGCTGTTACCACTTGCGGCATTACCCGTGGTGGTAGAACCCGCAGCGTTCTGGCCCACAACCAACTGAGACATCGAACCGATGGTCTGCACACCAGCGGCGGTCACAACTGCCATCTTGAAGACCGTATCCGGGTCGTCACAGACGATAGCCTTGATGTCGCCAGCCAGGGTGTTGGCGGGATAGAACTGCGAGAACAGGCGCTGCTTGGTAGCAGGGCTGGTGTACGAGCAGCCAAGGAAGACACCCACCGTGGTGTTGGTGGTGTTGATAGGCAGCGTGGCGATGTTCACGAAGCCGTTGGTCAGGACCACCGGATCACCGTAGAAAATCGAAGTGCCATAGTTGTAGGCAATCGGATACTCACGGGTGGAACCCGAAAATACCTGCCCGCCGATCAGGTTGACCGGCTGATACCCGTAAGGGGCGTCAATACCAGGGTAAGCCATTTAAGACTCCTTGAATTACGAACCGCGTCCGAACGAAACTTCGCTGCGCCGCTCCTTAAACAACGGCATACGAGCATCGTTCTCGCGCATGAAGCTGTTGTCCACCGACTGCATCTGACCTTCAGCTTGACGCTGGTAGTAGTCATTGCGCTGTTCAGTGAACTCCTTTGGGGTTTTGCAAAGCAGCAGGCCACCGACTTCAATGCTGTCTGGATACCGGCCTGAACCCGTACCCATCAGTTGAATCTCAGGATGTGCGCTGGCCTTCACAGGCTCCCAGCCTTCGCGGAGTTTTGAGGAAACATTGATCGGGTCATTGGTCCCGAGAGTGCTGACGCGAATCCAACGATAAACGTAACCTTCTTCCGGGGTCGGATCAGGCAGCAGTTGGGGCGGCATCCATTGCTTGGGCCTCTCAGCCTTGGCTCTGGTGTCAAGCTCGCGTGGGGTACGTTCAGCCATTTTGTTTCCTCATTTCTTCCGCAACCGCACGGGCGTACTGCTCATTAGTCAGTCCGAGCCGCTTGGCGATACTTACTTGTGATTGGGTCAGCACGATCTTTTTAGGCGCTGTGCTGCGTGTGGCGGGGGCTACAACCGATGACTTCTTGGCGGGCTTTTCCGAGGAAAACGCATCTGGAAAAAGCTGGCGTACACGGGAATTGATTTTCTCGTAATACTCGTCGCTGGTTGTACTTACTCCGCTTTCCACAAGTTTTTTGTGAACCGTTAGGGCCACTGCCGTCATTTCATCGTCGCTACCAAACCAAGGATTGGCTTCTTGCCACGCACGAGCTTTGGAATCGACTTGAACCTGAGGCTCAGGCCTTGGAGCGGGTTGTATCACAGGTTCTTCAGGCTTTGCAACTGGTGGCCTAAAGTTATTTACCCGCTCGGCTTTAATTTTTGCTGCAGTTAACTCTTCTTGAGCCGCAACTAATGCATCCGCATCACCCGACTCATATGCGGATTTGTACTTTGCCTTAGCCTGCTCTACCTCGTTGGCAACCACTTTCTTGGCTTGCTCAAGAAGCGCCTGCTGCCCCTGGCCCAAGCTCCCTTGGAGCTTCTTGTTTTCCTCCACAAGCGTTTGAGCGAGGCGCAAAGCCTCTTCTCTTTCGCGTAGGGCAGCTTCTTTGGCCCTGCGCTCTTCGTGATAGCCTTTGGAAAAGTGCTGTATCCGCTTTTTAACTCCCTCAGAGTACTGCGCCAGTTCATCGTCAGTTACCTCCGCAGGCGGCTCTTTCATGGGCTTGCGACCACGATCTGGCTCCGGCGTATCGTCTACAACCTCAATCTCGGGTTCTGCTTCGCCTTCGACTTCATACTCTACTTTGTCTTCGGCGGGAGCTTCTTTTTCAACCTCGTCTGGAAACTTAAAATCCGACATGAGTTACTCCTTATGCCCGCTGAATGCCACGAGGATCTTGCACAACAGCCTCAACACTGTCGTCGTTGATGATCCGCCACTCAGTGCCGTGGATCTTTAAGCGCGTACCCGTGTTAGGCCGCACAAGAATAAAGTCACCGACTTTGCACGAAGGTCCACTGGGGAAGCGCAGCGGATCTTTAAAAGCATCGGGCCCCATCTTGGCAACAAACAACACCGGGCTCATCACCTCTTCAAAGTGCATCGTCTGTCCAGCTTTGAGGAGTCCACTGTCGTACTCATCGTTGGCTTTTGGCAGCATGCACAGCAGGTGATAAGTCACCGGGTCAGGCACTTGTCGTGCCTTTTCAGCGTCGGTTTCAGGTAAAACCGTGGTGCTAGCACCATCACTCAGGAGTATTTCACTCATCGTCGTCTCTTTCCATCTTTCGCAGGTGGCAAAAACAGGGGTGCCACCGGTCCCCTCATCCTAAAAACCTATCGCTATTCCGGTTGCCTTTTGATGCGTTCCAAGTTTTTGGAACAACTTGAAGGTTGGAATGAGCACTTGTGCCACCAAGAGACACAGGCACTATGTGGTCTATTTCCCATAAACCACCCAGCAGCGTAGCCCGTATTGCGCAAAGCTGTGCTGCTTCATTTAAAACAAAACGATCCAGTTCGTTCAACCCCTTTAACAAAGTGCGTTTCCCAAGCAGTTTTTGCTTGTTGTATTCACGATGTGCCGCTCTCCACGCCCTGTCCCAGGCGCGTCTTTTTCCCATGTTGGCCTTGGCGTAGACCTTCGCGGACAAGGCGCGGGCGTGTTTGTTCTCGTGATGTTTTAGCCTGTTTTTGGCGCGTGAAGACTCGACATCTTTGTGATATTTCTGCCGTTGTTGCTCACGAATTGAGTCAAGATTACGCGCTCTGTATGCGCGTATAGACTCCCTGCTGGCTTCATTAGTGCATGTTTTGCACTTATTAGCTCTGCCATCAGCATACTTTTTAACTTTTGGGAATGCTTCAAGTGGTTTAATTTGTGAGCACCACTTGCATAACTTATCAGTCATCGTCGTTTTCCATACGCTTGACAAGATCTGTTATGAACGCATGAGCACGAGATAGTCCTCTTATCTCACCGCACAAGTCCTTGTATTCGGCAAAATCTTTTGCCGCTCCGGAGATAAGCGCCTGGGCGATGGACTCCCGACGCTCCTCCAATTCCTTAATGACTACGTCAAGCGCAGTAGTCGCCATATCTGATCCTTACTGTTTGGGTTGTTGCCGTGCAGCCTGCTGCTGTGCCTTCATAGCCTGCGCCTGCATCTGCTGCCTTATCTTCTGCTGGTGCATCTGCTCCTTATGGCTCAACTCCTGCTGAGCCTTTGCAGCCTTGAACCGGGGGTCTTCACCTCGATTCTTCTGCGCCTCCAAGGCCAATCGAGCCTGCTCGATCTGCAGCTTGCCCTGCGCGATCTGGAAGTCCCGCTGGCTGTCCGCCTCTTTGCGGCGAAGCTCTTCTGCCTTCAACTGCAATTCCGCCTGGGCCATCTGCAACTGTGGGTTCTGCGCCATCTGTTGGGCTTGTGCCTGCTGTGCCTTCTGCACGTTGCTCTGCAGCAACTGCTGCGCGGCCTGGGCCACCAGACGGGACAACTGCACCTCAGTTTGCTCGTCAAGCTCCTGATCTGGCGCGGTCATCGGCACTCCAAGCTGCTCTTCGATCTGCTGCCTGTAGGCAAACGCCATGTGCTCTGCAACGTGGGACATGATTGCCCCTTGCATCTGCTGCTCCATCGGACTCTGCCCGATCATCTGCATGATCATGGGGTCCTGCATCAATGACATGTGCGTGGCGATGTGCGCCTGATGGTCTTGGTAGATAAACGCCTTGGTTGGTTTGCCCGTCAGGAAACTCATGTTTTCTGACACAGGATCACGCGGCTTCTGGTCATCCTCAATAGGCACTAGCCGCTCTGCGTTCTTGATCCCAAGCACCTCCAGCATCTGCCGGTGCAACTGGGGCAGGTCATAGATCTGCGGAGCGCCTTGGGCCAACTGCAGTGCAGCTTGGTACTGCATGATCCGCTGAGCCATCGTGGCGGCGTTGGGATCACTGACCGGGATGACCTCTACGATGTCGTAGTCGGCTTGTTTAACCGCACGATCTCCACCTTCCGGGGTGTACGCATAGTCAGGCGGCAGGAAGTCCCGAATGATGTTCTTCAGGAGTTTGAACTCCATCCGCAGGCTGGCGTGTACCCGCGCCTGGACAGCAGACATCGTTTTGAGTTGGCGCTCAAGGATAGCCAGCGTGGTGCCCACTGGGGCCTGGGCGCTCATGTCCGAGACCTTCAGGTCTGCGATGGCAGCAAGCCTACGGCCTTCTTCAGTAATGCGCTCCAGCAGAGCAGCCAACACTTGGCTCGGCTCTTTGTACGGAAGCGGCATAAGGTTGTCACGCACCGTGCCCGATGGCACATCTACATCACGGAACTCGCCCGGAGCAATCGGGGTGTCATCGCCCTTGATCCGCAAGCCACGGCTCTTCAGGCCACCGGGCAGGTTTGCCAGCGTACCTGCGTCCACCAACTGGCGAATGATGCTCGTACCCGCACGGGCGTAGCCACCGATGATGTGGATGTACCCCAGGCCATATGCGCCAAAGCCAGGGATGTACGTGTACTGCACAAAGTGCTGGCGCTTGAGTTTTTTCTTGTCGTCTTCGTTCCAGTTACGCCGGATAGCCAACACCGTGTTGGTCCCGCGTTCAATGGTCACCACGTAAGGCAGCGGAACTTCGTCCTCGTACCCTGGCATGTCCCAGTCAACGTGGATCTCAAGCACTTGGAACCGGTCATCGTCGGTCAGGCTATAGCCCTGCTCTTCGGCTTTTTTCTTCTCAATGTCGGTGAAGAACCGCACCGGCTCTCCCAGTTCTACGTCGCGGTAGAACCCTGCAACCTGCAGCTTCTTCAACTCGTTCTCCGTCTTGCGCATCACATGCGTGACCCGCTCGGCGGTGTAAACATTGCTTGCCCCATAGGGCATGATCAGATCTTCAGCCGGGACAAACGGAGCAGCAGGCAGTTCTGTGCTTGGGTTGGGGTAGATTTTTTTGAACGCAGCCCCCGACAGGCCAAGGGAGTACAGCATGCGCTCATGCTCTGAGCGGTAGTCAATCATCCGCTCGGTCAGCATGAAGTTCATGTCGTCCTTGACACGCTCCGCAGCCTCTTCTTTCATGCGGTCGATGGCACCGATGATCTGCGTCTTGACAGGACCAGCCGCAGGGAAGGTCTCCGTGATCATTTCTGACTGGAACCTGATGGCGGCTTCCGTCAGCAACGGGCTGTAAACGCCACATGCCCCGTTCCACGGCTCAGTACGCTCTTCGTACTTCATGCCAAGGACTTCCAAGCCCTTGACAAACATCTCTGTCCAGTCTTTGCGACTGTTAATGTCTGCGTCTACAAGAGAAACAAGCTCCGAGGCAAGGCTTTGAAGCGCATCCTCGTCCATGTACTCTGCCAAATTGGCGTCAAACGTGTCGGCAGTCTCGGGCTCGGGCTCAAGCTCAATTTCTACGCCGCCTGCGGCAATTCGCACCGCCTCCGGGTCTTCAATTTCAATTTCAATGGCCGGTTCATCGGTCATAAGCCCCATATCCATAGGAATCAGAGCCTGATCTACGTTTGTTGCCATGTCAAATCCTTAGTAAAAAGCGCCTTTGCGCTTAAAAGACCGCATTTCGTCCTGTTCGTCTGTCTGTAGACGCAGGAAACCGCCTTGTCTGAAGCGGATTAGGGCCTGGACAGCGCTGTCTGTCAGGTCATCGTGGTCTGCATTTGGAAAAGCAGCCATGTTTTCGATCAACTCTCTGGCCCACCGAGTGTCTGGAGCCCACACTTTACCCGACTGGAACAGATCCGCCACCGAATTTATACGAACAAACTTGTCGTTACCCCTGCTGGGCGTGTACTCAGACACCGGAATGCCCATTTTTCGCAGCTCAAAGATCAACGGAGCGCCAGCAGCCTTGGCTTCCACGATAAAAGCATCCGGCTCCCACTCTAGATAGTGAGCATGCGCTTTCTCTTTAAGCTCTGGAAACTCCATGCGCTTTTGAAAAGCATCTAACAAGATGATGTTTACGTCATTCTCGTCTTCGTTGCGGTTAAAAACACCCCACGTAGTACACGCAGAGTAGTCATTTCTCTCGCCTTTAGTAAAAGCCGTGTCCCAAGACTGAATCAAAAACTCGCAATTTGGCGGCCTCTCAGGCTCCCAGATCTTCCACCACTCTCTTTTGACTATTGCCCCCTCTTCAGCCGTTGGGTTCTGCTGGTACTGAGCGTTCCACTTGCTCGGCGGAAGCTCATCTCTCAACGCCGTCAACTCACCCAGCGACCAGAACTCCGGCCACAGCGGCTTGCCAGAAGGCATGATGGCAGGAAGCTCTATCACCTCCCACTCTTCATCCTTACCCAACTCACCCGCGTTCTTCAGCGCCCGCCCGGTCAGGTCATTCTTAGACCACCGGGTCATCACGATCACTATCGCCCCGTTTGGCTGAAGACGCTGTCTAGGGCCAGATGTGTACCACTCGTACACACTATTAAATACTTCCGGGTTCCCAACGGCCAGCGCCGCTTCTTGTTCCGAGTGCGGGTCATCAATGATCATCAGATCCGCACCCTTACCCGTCATCGTGCCGCCTACACCAATAGCAAAGTACTCACCATTCTTATTAGTAGCCCACCGACCCGCTGACTTTGAGTCCTGCCTCAAAGCCACATCCGGAAAGATCCTTGCGTACTCCTCGCTCTGAACCAGATTCCGCACCTTCCGACCAAAGTTCACAGCCAAGTCCGCCGTGTTCGAACTCTGGATCACCTTCTTCTGAGGGAACCTACCAAGGAACCAACTCGGCAGCAAGTACGAAGCAAACTCACTCTTCGTATGACGCGGCGGCATGTTGATGATCAGCCTCTTCAACTTCCCTTCCGCGATCTCCTCAAACTTCTTAGCCATCAAAGCATGATGCCGCCCATGAATAAACCCCGGCCACATCTTCTTCACATACGCCATGAAACTTTTCTGACACTTCTCCCTCTCCAATGCATCCTTGTAGTCCTGCACCTGCTGCAGCAACTTCTCCTGATCCGCTGGACTTAAGCCAGCCACTAGATCATCTAGCTTCATAAAGCCCCATCAACACACCAGTCCCAATAGCCACCACAAATAACCAGAAGTAGATCTTTGCAAAGTACGGTCGCTTGTAGTAGCTCATTCGATATTCTTAAAGTTAATGTAGGTTGGACGAACACTCCTACCCATACCCTCAACCCGCTTCACCGCCCCAATCTTCACAAGTCGGTCCACGATCTTTTTCGTACTCCCCAATCCACCCTTGCCCCTCAACAAAATGATGTCCCTATAGCTCGGCCCATAGTGGAACTTCTTCCACCACTCATCTATAGCCAAGAACACCTCATTCTGCGCCTCCGTCATCCCCAACCCCATCACTTCTTCCAACGATCCATACACCTTCCGAAGAGGACTTTGATCCACTAACCTCCTCTTCTTCCCAACATACCGCTTCACAAACCAATTTTTGTTCGGTTTGAAATTTTCCTTTGAAATCAACAACTTAGCCATGTTTCTTTAAGTCTTACATTCATGTCGCTAAATTTAGGATTTTTGCGTACAAATTTGTACGCTACGTTGCAGAACACCAAAAGTCCTTACAAATCAACAACTTAGCGCACATTCTTAAACCATCACTTTCGTGTCGCTAAATTTAGCGGATGCAAAAATTTTTGGTATACCCCCCCACTTTTTGTTTGGAAAAGGTACCGGGGGGTGTTGCCAGATTGAGGGGGTGGGTCACGGAGGGTTGAGCAAATTTTTGGGATAGTGTGGCGAGAGTGACGCGGACATGGAGTCGTTGGTGTGGAATAGTATGTTCATGGCAGCGGGACTCCGCTTGCGCCATCGGGGGGGTCCGGTGTGGGTGGGGTCTGCGCCTCAGGCTCTGCGTTTTGCTCCAGGGCTCCATCGTCTCCCGTAAGCTCCCGCAGCAAAGAATCCGCCTCTATTACCGTCGCATCCTCAGCGCCGTTGCTCACCAGGGCGCGAAGCTCCTGCATAACCTTAGCGCGAGCATCCTCACTGCTCGAGATGGTGCGGACTACCTTTTGCTCGGTAAAGGCCGCCACCTCGGTAACAGTACCCAAAACCTTGGCAGCATTAATTCTTACGGCGGGTTTTGTGTCAGGGTCAATCAGGATTTGCGTAAGCGATTGAATGACGAGAGAGCGAAGGGCAGCAGGTGAACGGTGTTTCTCTGCCTCCAATGCCAGTGTGTAAGCCTCAATCTCGCGCTGTACCCTAGGATCAGCCGCGACCTTATAAGGTGTTGTGACGATAGTGCTTGGCGCTGGGTTTGGATTGAATGCTTCCCGGTAGGCTTGGGCCTTGGTCTTTCCCTGCGCTACCTTACGGGCAAACTCTCTTTGTTTGGGTGTAAGCCCATCGGAAACGGACTTTCCCAGAATGGCGCTCATGGGGAGGTTGTCTAGTCCTTCATCCAGGGCTTTACGGCTTAGCTTCATAGGGGAGATGTGTACTGGTGTTCTATACAGTATAGGGGAACAGATGAGGAACTGGCAAGGCTGCTGCTCGTTGCACTCGCTTCGAACAGAACACCCGGCGCGGCAAGGGCATAGGCTTCCCCTATCGGCTCCCGGATCGCCATTGATAAATTTGTGTTGACCCTTGCGTGCTGACTGGTAGGATTACGCCTGTGCTGACTGATAGCACGCAACAAGGAGAACCACCATGAACTTTTCGCAAGCCCTGGAATCCGCCCGCGCCGCTGTCGCCTCCGGCGACCTGCTGGAATACTTTGTTGAGCGCGAAGGGGGAGGCACGAACGGCGCCCGCTACATCGTTGGGCGATCCGATCAAGGCGACTTTATTTGGTGGGAGCCGGAACCCGTGGATTCGTTCGACTGGTGACCTTACCCGCTAGGCCCTGCCGGGGCCTATGGGGTGCGGTTACCGTGCCAGAACTACAGGAGAAACACCATGACCAAGAATGAAGCCCTCCGCCGCTTTAGGCTGGACCATTACCTCATCGCAGCTCTCGGATTTACCGCCGATGAGGTGGCCTCACTCCGCCGCATAAATTCCACCCTCCAGCGCTGGCATGAGCTGGAGTGCGGGACCGATAGCGGAATGATTGAGCGAGACGATGCCACGGGCAAGCCCTTTTGGGTCAGCTATACCCGGCGTTATCTCGGGGCCAACGATACCCGCATGCGCTCACCCGTTGCCGACAGGGAAGCCGGAGCCATCCGCCGCTTGGCTCGCATCATCTCCGCCCGGAATGAGCGTGCCGGCTCGCCCGTGGAAACCTACATTCAATCAGACCCGAGAGGGGCCGCGCTCTATATCCTGCGCCCTGGAGATGTACCCGAGGGGCTCAAGCCTGAGGCCTGCTATACCCGTGGCGTTTGCGTTTATTGAAGGGCCAATGATGACCTATACCAATCAGAAACAAATTCGCTCCGCCTTTTGGAGCGCTCACCCGCACCTAGAGGAACAAGCACGGGAAGCCGGGATGCTGACCGCTCCGCAGAATCGGCACTGTGCCACTGTCCGATGTTCCTTTGTGGACTTTGTGGATTCTCTCCACCGCTCCGGGCTTATCTCTGATGCGCTGGCAGATCGCGCCACGCTCTAAGGATTGACCTATGGAAGACGTTGACCTCGCCATTCTGGCCGTCGCCATCATTGCACTGGGGCTTGTCCTGGGGGGCATCATCTAACACTGTTGCGCCTATCGGCGCGAAGGATTGACCTATGCAAAACGGTTACTTGTCTTTCAGCGGCGGCGCTTATCGCGTCATCGTGGACGGAATGCCCATCTGCAAGGATGGCCCCGCATTGGATGCCCTACGGGCGGCGCAAAGCCTACGGGTAAAGCTGCTGCCTGAGGCCTGGAACGGCGACCGGGGCCGGTGGGTTGTGCTTTCCACAATCGAAGAATTGCCCGCTGAATTTTTGGAGGTTTGACCTATGTATTTCGACCGTTTCGATATTTGCGAAGCCTGGTATCTCGCGCTGACACACTGCCACAGCGGCCAATGGTCGCGCGAATATGCGCGCTTGTGCGCCATGCAGCGCTACTTCCGACCGTCGCCTATGCTGTCCGTTGAAACCCTGAGCGATAACGCGCGCGAGATTTACGATCGCGCTTGCGCTCGCCTATTGGAGCGTTAACCATGCGCGCCCTCTTCGCCCTCACCCTCATGGCCGCCGGTATCGGTGCCGCGCTCGCGCTTCCGCCCCTATGGGGAGCGCTGGCGCTGGTGCCTGGCCTCGTAGCCGCTCTGTTTACGGTTGGTCGTTGACCATCTGAAATCCATCTGAAAT